CTAATGTCACATTGCGATTGTAATCATCCAAAACGCGATGTTCTTCTTTGTTGTGATCAAGCCATCGTTGGAGCATGAGATTATTCCAAGCAAATCCCTTGCTGTTTTTATCAGCAAATGCTTCGCGTAACCCAACGCGGTTCTTGCTGCCTTTTTCACGCACACCAGGAAATGCACTGAACACGTTATCAGTAGGATCACCACGCATACATTTTTCAAACAGAATCCACTTGGGATCCGGTATCTTCTTGGGTTCTTTAGTTTTCTTGTCAACTACTGCGCGACCACGATCATCAAAGATCCCTGTTAGGGTATGCAGTTCTTCTGCAATACCATTGTATTGGTTCACATTTTCTGCAAGTAGTTGATGGAAGTCACTGTCACTGCTAACAATGGTGTGATGATCGTTGGGATGATTGCGAATCCAACCTGCAATCAAATCATCAGCTTCAAGCTCTTTATGATGCAATACAGTACAGTTAGATTTTTCAGCAAGGAATGTTTTGAGATTATCAAAAGCTTCCCAAAACAGTTTATCTTCTTCCTGCTCTGTTTCGGTAAGGGCTGCGCGAGCTACAGCACGATTAGCTTTGTAGGGCTTATAAAAGTCCTTGCGCCAGGATCTACCTTCCAAGCAAATTACACAATGATCAGCTCGTTGCTCACGCCAACATTTGGCTATACTAGCCAGTGACACATGTACCGCAAAGCCTAACCGATCCCACATGTCAGCACTGCGATGTGCGGCATGCCGGGCACGGAAAAATGTATTCGCTAAGTCAACAATAAGGTATCTAGTCATGCAGCTATAATAGCAGCATATAATTATGCAGTCAAGTAGAATCTAACCAATTTCGCTACGATTTTTATCCACAGGTTTGCGGGTAACGAATGAGCGATTAGCAGGATCCGCTTGCTCTTGCTCATAGCTTTCCAACACCACATTTCTGCAAACGTCGTTAAACCATTGATCTATAACTTGTTCTTGCGTTTTGCCTACATACCCACTTTTACGCAACAGTTCTATAAAGTGAATATTCCAATCTAATTCAAAACTACCAGTCTTGGGACTTTTAGGATCAATATCCACACTTAATACATTAACATATGGCTCACCACGTTCTGTGGCCAGTTCCTTTGTGGTTTTTGTTTTCTTGCCAAATAGCTTTTTGAAATAGTCAAACATTTGGATCCTTTTTTACTTGATATCAAATATATTTTTTCTCGAGCCAGAAGATTTTGACATTGAAATAATTTGCTTCATAATCGCATCTGGAAGTCTAAAGGCAAAGCAGTTACCGTCTTTATACTCAAAATCACCATATGAATTGTGCCGGATAAACCCATTCTTTTGAGCAGCAATTACTGCTGCTTTAGAAGCATCATATCTTTTTTTAAGCAATTTCTGTATTTCTTTATCTCTAAAATCCATGAACTGAACCTTGTCTATGGTAAAAAACTGTTCATTCCATTCCAATCTTATTTGGTATGTAAGTTTTTTCTTGACATCGCTTGTATCATAGGAACACCAATTAATTTTGTCATATGTCATAATCCCAACGGTGTGTTTGGCACTGCTGCTTTTTTTCCTTGTTTTGATCTCCTTGCCATCAGCCAAATCGCAAACAGCAAATTTATCAATTGGGATGCCTTGATTTTCTAACCAATTTTCAACATAATGACCAACTGCATTATCTGCACCAGTTGCTATATTAATAGGCAATTGGTGTCCCTCTAATGATTCTATAATTCTTATTTGCTTCTTAGTCAATTTATTAGATTTTTTCCTAATTTTAGGTGGTGCAGCTTTAGCCGGCGCAGCTTTAGGCGGCGTAGCTACTGATTGTTGTGTGTTTAAAAGATTTTTCAATAATGTAATCATTTTAATAGTTAAAGACATAATTTTTCCTTTTAGGTTCCCCATGCATTCTTGAAAAGCGGCACTTGTAATCTGTCACTGTAGCGTAGCCCATGTTTCATAGCTAGCTCTGCAACCCGCCTATTGTTAAGTGAATAAACACTTTCAACTCCGCCCACTGGCATCAAATATACCGGACCCGTAAATCCCGCTGCACGATATTCTGATACTGCCTGCAATGCTTCTTTGACATCCATTTCAGTAGATACTACAAACTTAAGATACGTGTAACCATGCCGCTCATAGTCCACTACAATCTCAGGTTTAATAGCGTCACACCAACATTCGCCAGATGCCGACAATTTTGGACTGACACTAAAAGTCAAACTGTCTTTGCGATACAACCATTTGTCAATTAGATACTGTGCGAATTCGTCACTTAAGGGCTGCGTTCCATTAGTTTCAAAAGTAAGTTCTTTAAGGTTGATCATTAATGGATGATTCAACAAGTCTGGATAGCTACGCTGCCAACCCAGTAGTGGCTCACCGCCAGTAATAACCAAATGCTCATCACGCCAGGCCTTGTAGGGCAATATATCAATTATTTTTGTTGCAATGTCATTGGTATCTATTACTGGACTAAGATGTTTAAATCTCACGTCCCAACTGGCGAAACTGTCGCAACCTGTAGAAACCAAAGGTAATTCATTATAATTTTTATATTCATCAATACGTTCTGCAATCGCATCACGCTCTGTGGACTTTTGTCCAATCGGCATGCCAAAGCCACTACAAGTAAAGTTACAACCAAAGGTTCTAAGGAAAACACTGGGCACACCCATGTATCTGCCCTCTCCCTGTATACTGTAGAACAGCTCTGCAATCTTAATTTTGCTCATTGTTTTCCTCTCAAACATTCCAAAGTAACAGTTTCTGCTATCCGTTGAGCGAATTCTTCGCCCTCTGGGATAACATGCAACCGTGTTGTTAATCTATCCATTGTAGAGTCATAGGATCTAAATTCTACAATATGACCACCAGTTGCAGGGTAAACGGTAAATGTAATTCCATTAGCGTTGATAAATTTATCTCTATCAGACGTTGGACCCGCAGTTTGAGCATTCATAAAAACCATAGGTGATGTTGTCGACGAGGAACCAACCAAATTCCTATTTTTGTTTTTACTAAACCAACCAGTAAAAGTCCAGTTTCCCATTATCTCATGCTCTCCAGTGTAATAATCTTACCTAACTCCAGCTCAAAATTTTGATCTTCTGTAATAACATAGGTTCTTGTGTTGTTTTCATCCATCTTACGATCGTAAGTGCGGAAAGAAACTAATCTACCACCTATAACTTGTTTAAGGTAAATGGTTACGCCATCAGTTAGATTATGATTATCCTCTTCAATTGATGCGGTTGAACGCACTGCTGGTTCAATACCGTCATCGTGCCTATGTTGCCACGCCCAGCGAAACTTTTTCATAAACCATCGATCAAACAATTTCATTTAATTAATCCTATAACGTAAATCAAACCACAAAATATATTGAGTGTCCATAAACTAGGTTGCCGCCAAATCAAACCTACCCAAGTCCATAAAACGCAGCCAAGTAAAAATAATACTTTGTTTAAGGGTACAAAGTCAAATGCATTGGCTACTGTGGCCGCCACAATGATGGCATGTGACAGCCACTTAAGAACAAACTCTTTATTCAAACTCAGCGTCCGACCTATGACCCACCCGCATAGCCATGTTGCTGTCAGTTTCACGAACTTCTACTCTACAGCACCAAATACGTTCAGCTTCGGCTGCGCCGTATTGCGGCAGGAAAATGGTGTTTACATACTCATAGAGAAAATCCGCTAGACCTTCGCAACCAGTCTTTTCCACTTCAGTGATCTTGGCTAGTCCTAACTTGCCTAGTCGAATTAATTCTTCGCGCTGAGGATCATCTTCTGCCACTAGCAGGGTATGATCAAACCATTCTTCCAGTTTGTCTTTGAGTGGTTTGAGACCACCGAAATCCATGCACCAGTTTCTAGCATCCAGAGTATCACATTCAAACTCAAAGTGGAAACTCAGTGCGTATCCATGGACGAGATTGCAATGACTATCGGCGCGCCACTGACGGTAGGCTACTGGTCCGATTTGTCTGTAGGTTTTTGTGCTGATGTATTTGGCCATATTAATCTCCCTTAGATGTTTCATGAGCGAGATAGGCTTCATATTCTCGTCGCATTGCTGATTCAACCTCAGCGTCTGCATCGATGTTGTGCAGTTGTTTCAATGCTGCGCTCACACCTGTATCAATTACTACAGTATTTAGAGAACGCCATTCTTCGTAAGTTAGTTCTTGTGCCATGTTATTTCTCCTATGTTAGATTATAGCATAGGCGGCAGAATTTCGTAAAGCGGGATGACGCCAAAAGACCGCTGTACATCTATTTATCGACACTCAACATTTGATAAACTTCTGATCTAGGTAATTGTAAAAACGCCAACTGGTCGGAACGACGAAACTTCTCATTTATTTTTTGATAGACCGCATTTCGCGACGCAAGTACGTACTTGCAAAATTCAAAAGATGAGAAAGACTTAGGTCTAACCGGCAAGTCATATAACTTTGACTTAGCTGTCTGACTATTGAGAGTTGTATCGATATTTTGTAACATTGATTTGAAGAGTTCCGGAGTAAAAGAGAAAAAAGCTCCGGGATGTTTTGATTGATATTCCAATTCCAAATAATAATCGTGATCACTAATTTCTACAACTTCGCCCATGGGTTCATCATATGTTTTTGATATAGGCAAAGGGTCTCCAAATCCTGTTATTAAGTTAATCGAGTCATCCCGTAATAAATTTGATATAACATTAGATATAAGTGCTTCAACTACTGGTAAATTCATTGAAATAGCTTTTTCATAAGCTAAACAAATTAAATCTCCCATATAAAAGTTATTTTGCACTTGCGTTTTGCTAGAGAAATCAAAAACTATAGGCTTAAGATTGTGTTCATAACAAAATTTTTGTGCGTACCAGATTTCAGAATTGTGTGGCGTATTTACCACCACTGGTGTAAAAGGAATTTGGTTTCTTAATAGCACTTTAGCTACAAACTCACTATCTAAGCCTCCACTGAGACATAGATGTAAATTATTATATTTTTGATTAATTATCCGCGCAGTATAGTCAGCCGCAGAATTAAAATCCATGTCAGGCACTTTTGATGATAAATTGAAAGAAATTGTAAAAGGGGACTGAATATTAGAAATGTCGCCTTTTGACAAACTAATTTGAAACCAGTCATTATGACCTATTGCGAGCATTTGTAAGTCCCAAAAATTATATCCCATATTACAACGAAAGGACCAAAGTTAACCCTGCAATTATCATGATGCAACAAATGCCAGCATCCACTAGGTAATATTGGAAAGATATCAAATTGTGGATTGTGTTCTATTCTTTCTTGCAACAGCGCGGCCCAAAAATAATAAAATACCATAATCCACCACTGTCCTGTTAACCAAGCAAAGATAATCGTAGGTAACACTTCGGTAAGCCAGAGATCCAATGTACTTAGCCAGGTATCATTGAACAAAAGCAAATTGTTCCACTGCCACACAGGTGGAGTATTGTTTGCTATAAAGGCATGATGATCGTTATGTATAGTCTGTATGAATGGGATAGCATGTGCCAATCTATGTACGAAATATAGGCATAGTGTCCATAAGAAAAACCAAAATACAATCATTTAAAAATATCTGACCAAACATGCAATTTTTCAATCTTTTTCTGTTTGGCTTCGTTTAGTTTGTCAGTAGCCAGGATCTTATTCTCAATTAACAGATCAATCATAGCCAGTAAATCACCAACTTCTTCTTCCAGCTTTTCTGTATTAGTGATTCCACGATGACTACTAACATGCTCATGTCCAATACCAAAGCGATGTATTTTACTTATGACTTGAATAACTTCTGCACATTCTTCCTGTGTGATTGTTAAGATTTCATTAATCTTTTTAATTTGACTGTCCATCATAAGTTTCTCCGGTATCTTCATTTGTCAATTGTATGGGACCATATATCCAATATTCTGTTTCATCATTAATCCATCCCAATTTTTCTACACCTTCAAAAAAGTCTTCGTCCCATGCTGTCTGCCATGCTTCTTGTTCTTCGTCCGTCATATCTTCTGGGTATGTGATGTCACTCCAACACCCATCCTGCATCTCTTCCATTTCCCAATCACACTCACCAAAACCTACTTGGTAACCATCAGGATTATCCAAATTGATATCGGGTTTAGATTCGCTTTCGCAGGTCCAAATACCCCATCTAAAACCATCTTCCCTAGTTATAGTTTTTCCTTCTCGAGTCCAAAACTGTCTTTCTACTGCATTTTTCTTTTCAAGGTTTGTGATTTTCCAAATAGCCATGTTTATGTCCTTTTAATTTTTCCACCAATCTTCCCAGGGAAAGACTAGCCATTGTGGATCATCAGCTTTATTTACAGTTCTAGCCGAGAAGTTAATGTCCTTAAAACTGCTTGCTTCATTATTAACCAACACTGCAAATCTTACGTTGCCGCCCCAAATACCATTCCAAATGTCCTGGGCCCTTGCACCCAAACAACCAGATTGCCAGTCGTCACGTATCCAGTTAAACGTTGCACCAGTGTCGTTTATATCATCTACGATCAATATATTTTTGCGACGTTCTATATCGCTCCACGTTACTTCATCGCCGCGTTCTTCCTTGTCCACATAACCAAAAGCATCTTCGGCCATCCAAAGATTGCTTTCGGTATCTTCAGCGCCGTGGCGTAAGCTGACCTTGAGACTATGCATGGGCACATCAAAGTATTGACTCATGTAAACAGCAGGAATTAACCCACCACGTGCAATACCTACGATATAGTCAGGTCGCCAAGTTGTATTAGCGATTTGCCTGCATAGATCAGCAGTCAATCCCACATATTCTTGGTAGCCAATTTGAACCATGGCAGTCATGTTATTTCATTCTCCCAACGATACTGAAAAATTCCTGTTTAAGTGCTGGTTCTTCGCGCAATATTCCACGCACAATACTGGTAGACATATCGCTATCGTGCTCGCGAACTCCTCTATGCGTTAAGCAAAAATGTTCAGCTTGTACCAACACTGCGATACCTTCGGCTTCTGTGACGCGTTCAACCTCATTGGCCAGCTGCACGGTCATTTCTTCCTGGATCTGTGGTCTACTGGCAATCCAATCAGCAATACGATTAAACTTACTTAGACCAATTACGTTCTTACCAGGAAAAACGCCAATATATGCTTTACCAACAATAGGCATCATGTGATGAGCACATGTGCTACGTACTGTAATTGGTCCTGTTACATAAAGTTGATCGTATGCGGTCACGTTTGGGAACGCAGTAATCTTAGGCTGCGGCTGATAACGCCCGCCAAAGATCTCATGCACAAACATCTTTGCTACTCTATGTGCTGTTTCCTGAGTATTGTGATCGTTTGCTGTATCAATTACCAAGCTGTCCAATACCGCTTGTAAATTAGCCTCAACTTCTGCAGTCAAACGATCAAGCTCACCACGTTTGACGTAACGACTGATATTGTCATTGCAATTAAATGATGCGCCAGCCTCCTTAATTCTTTGTCGTATTGCATCAGAAATTTTTTTGTTTTCCATATATTCTCCTTAGACTGTATGTTACTTTATTTAGATCGTGGACGCAAGGCTTTATGATTTATATTTTGCCAATTGCCCCAATAATCCATTTGCACTAAAAAAGTTATTGGTGAGATCATTTGTTTGATTTTGTAGTTGCTGCAGACGTTTTTCGTAATGTGTCATTGTCACTACAATATGATGGCACAATTCTTGCCTATGTTGTATATAAGAGTCCCAACGTTCAGTCCACTGACTGGGATATTTGAACCCATCATAATACATTTCTGAATAGGACAATCTATCTGGAACCATGGGAATTGCATTTACCAATGCGCCTTCATAACAACTAATACCCAAAGTTTCTTGCAAGTTAGCACTGAACACAATCTTGGCAGTACCTAGCAAATTATGGTATTGATCCTTGGTTAATTGCTGATCCTGGCATACCACAAACTCATACTCTGGTAATTGCTGTGCTAGATCACGGAAAATATTCACTTGCTTTTCTGGTGCGATACGATGTGGGAATAAGATCAAGTCTCGTTTCTTAATCTGTGAATACTGCTGCAAGATGCTGGGCATATATTCCATGGGCCAACCAGTACGAACTATTTTGTCTGCAACATTGAATCCTGTGTTGAAATTGGCTTCAAGTAAGTTTTCAAAAAACATATCAATATGAAACTGTGTTGCAAAATAGTTATGATCGATAGCATGGAAGAAACTTTTTTCAGCGTGTCTAACCCAGGGTTCATCACCAATTAGTCTACCCAAAAAGTCCTGTGGATCGTATGACCCCGCATGCCACAAGGCATGAATGACTACTTTTGTACCCAATAGCTCACTCATGTATTTGAGATTAATGATACCGGGGTGCCACGCATCAGTAAAGATAAAGTGATCACCAGGTTTTACATGTCCAGCACAGAAGAGCCTAGCAATAGCTTCAACCTGTGTAGATTTGTAAACATTGGTACCACCAAAGTTTAAAAAAGCACCGGGTGTAGTAGCAGTAGGTATATCTTCTGATCCAGATATAACACGGAAATCGTATCCATGATTAGACAAAAGTTCAGGGATATGAGTTTTCCATTGACCAGTGTATCGAGTATCTACAGCTTCTAGGCCAACTATATAAATCTTCATTAATTTTCCAAACTTTTAACGTACTCTTTCCACTGTTTACTTCGTTTATTGTTTACGGCTGCAGGGTCGAACGGCAACAATTCAAACCTACAGTAATCATGATAGGCTTCGATGGTTTCGAAGAGTTTAACGACCTCGGGTTTCATGGTGAGGTATTTTTTGAGCCAAGCAGGTTGTGCCATTTTTTGTTTCCTTTAGTTGATTAACGATATTTAGGTTGATTAACAGGTGCTTCCGGCAATTTATATTTGATTAAACAGCCGTTTTCACCATCTTCACTGACTTCAATCCAAATATTGCGATCTGGATATCGTTCTGTGATCTTGTCATAGAGTGCGTCAGACATCATTTCGCAACTCTGATTATTTAGGTCCAGTATGCCATCACCATATAGTGATTCTAACCAACGCTTGAATTGTATGAATTCAAGGTCACGATCATTGTGCCATACTGTAATCCAAACAGTAAAATGAAATATGTGTCTATGCGGATAACCCAAAAAATTTACATCTGCTAGGCCGGGATCAGTGGAGGCCGCGGGATATTGGTGAATACCCTCCTTTCGGAAGGTGACCCATATCATACGTTCCGCGATATCTTTGGTTTTAGACGCACGTTCCAGCAACGCTTGCCTGCGTTGCTCAAGTATGCTTACAATCTTATCCGACATTACATTACCTCTACGATACTGCTGTTAATTGTGGTGAGTGGTTTTTTGGCAGTTTTTTTAGTCTCATAGTTTGTTTGAACATCAAGATGTCCAGTGTTGATTACTTTACTTACAGATTTCATCAATTTTTCCATTTTAATGTTACCTTGAGCTTCAAATTTTTTGTTGTACTCTGGACCGGCATTATGCGTATTTTTGCCGGTATTACCAACACTACTTTTGAATTTTTGCCAAAATGTCATGTTTTCTTCACTGTTGATAAATTGTATAGCTTTATCTTTATCTTGTAAAGCAAAAACATGCTCAATCATATCACGAAAGGTTTTCCGTTCTACCTCCATGTCAATTAACATTTTTGGTATAACATTATTGTCGTATTTGGCATTGGCCGACTGCACTGCTACGATATGCATCCAAATATTATGTGCCATTTGCAGTGTATAACTGAAGCTGTCCCAGCTAGTTCTACCTTCCTTGCCAATTTTATTGAGGTCACCAGGCTTGTAAACACATACATCAGACACTTTGATCGCGTCTGTAATAGGGCTACTCATGAACCCACTTTCAAATATGTCATCCTGAATAACCGCATCCGCATAGGTTCTTTGATCGGTAGCATATTTTTTATCGTCTAGACCACGTAACATTCTATAGGTCCAGTTGCCATCTTTTTCAGTGATAATATCTGTGTAGATCTGCCCATTAGCCGTAGCTAAAAAGGGACTCGCACAGTCATAACTAATAGTGAAATTTGGATTATGATATTTGCGTACCGCACGTTGTATGTCAGTAAGTACCAATGCTACTTCTAACTTGCTAGTTCCCAGGAAGTGCATCCAATCATGCACACCAGGTTCCAGCAAACCATCATGCATCATAGTAATTATACGCCTAAGTATGAGTGTAATATCACTACCATTCTGACCACCCATAGCCCAGCCATTAAAATGACGCCCAGGATACTGTTTAGGATCACAGTATTTTTTCATCACGTCATACCATTTATCGGCAGTTCCGTGGTCCATGCCCTGTAGCACGTTTAGAAATTTGGCTTTGCCTTTTCTATGCTTGATAAAGTATTCATTATTATATTCTGTCGCTGACAGTGCTTCATCAAAACTAGTGATACCTGTTTGCTTTACTGCGTAGGCGTCTTTGCTGATCCAACTAGGCACGTCCAAAATCATACCGTAATCCGCATATTCGTCGATCCACTCCAATACAGAACGACGTTGACGCTCAACAGTATCCAGTTTATCTTGATATTCCTTCACAAGATCAACTACTTTAACCTTAGGGTTACCATTCTTGTCTAGAGCAGGATTACCATTCTTATCCAAGACAGGTCTATTTTCTGTTTTTCGCGCCATACAATCAGCCATGCGTTGTGCTACTACTGGACCAGTGGGATCATTCCACTCACCCGCCCATACCCCCTTACCTATCTGAAAGCCACCAGAGTCAGCCAACATGAAGCTGGTGTTACGATCACGCTTGCGAATCATGTCTTCGCAGGGATCTTCCTCATGTATGTTTAAGTTGGCATGACCACCGCTGTACAAAAACCACTTATAATAAAACATGGCTTGCTTGTCATTTATAATATTGAGACTTTCCATGCCATGTGGAAATGCCTTGGGCATGCGATTGGCATCAACATAATTGGGGTCACTGCGCTGTCTGCCAATATAAGTGGTATAGAAACCACTCATAGCTGGCAGAAAAATCGAGTAATCGCTTTGATAGTTGGTTAAATTTTGCATTATTTGGTGTGTGGAGGCAACATATAGTTATATTTGGCAATGCCGCTATCTACTGTAATTTGCAATAGACCTTCGTCACTGAACATCATAGTTTTGTCGCCCAATAGTCCCATGATGCTTAACACTGACTGTACCGGATAACTCCAGGGTTTACTAATGCTGCCAGTGAAATTGTTTTCAAACACAAAGTTACCAGCATGACTACTTACATCACCCAGCTGGAACACTAAGTTCTTCTTTTCAGTCTTGGCCGTAAACAAGGGTTCCTCGCTGTGCGCTTGACTCTGAAACTTGAAACGCTGAATACTAGCCACACTGGGATTAAAAGTGATATTCCACTTTGGCGTATTCTTCAATTTGATAAATTTAAGTTTTTCGTTAACCACATCTGTAGTCATGAACCTATAAATGTTCTCAAAGTCACCAGCTTTGTTTTGAAAATGCAAACCGCTGGGTACTTCATCACTGCCCACTGTCTTTTTAGTTACACTGATTACTGCATCTTCCTCATATTCACTAATGTTCAATATGATATTAAGCTTGTTCAAATCTGGCATACCAAAAACACCAATAAATTCTGCGATTGGCGCGTTGAAAGCACCCTGCAAAATAATTGCTTTATCTTCGCTCACTGCTTCGATTTTTGTATCTTTCGTGTTGCCTGTGATTTTTACAAAGCCAATACTTCCCAAGCCCTGCGTGTGTGCTACTAGATCTGATAGATAGTCTTTCATAGTTTTCTCCAATGGAATTATTGTATTACATGTATTTAGAAAAATCTAGTCTTGTGTAGATTTTATTTCGCCTAAATTCTGTGATAATTTTATAGTTTGAATATCGCCCAGTCTTTTGCATACTACGATACTGTGATATGCAAATTGATTGTAACTAATGAACCTCATTTGAGTAGAATTGATAATGGGTAGATAGTCATGTAGTGTTAAACAACTGGGATATGGTTCTAATTTATGCCACCAAATAGGGTCGCTGTTGATAGCTGCTTGATGCTTGATATTTTCATTAATTAAATGCAATTCCATAGCCTCGGCAGCTTTTAAAATATCAATATCAAAGAAACTAAAAATAAAAGTACCACCCAGACGCAACAGTTGACCTATCTGTGTCATATACGCTTGTATATTATATCGTGGCAACATGTCAATATGACCAGTTGCAACAATTAGCCCAAACTGTCCTTTAGGTAAAGCGTCCAAGCTTTCTAAACTGAAGTTGTCATAATTATATTTTCTTAGTCGTTTGGAAAAATAAAAGTCATTGTTTAACATGGTTTGATATTTTTCCATTTTAGAATTATTTACGCAGGTATACAAAGGATCATTAGCTACCATAGTATTTAGACATTGGTCTACTTCACCTCCTAATATTAAACCAGGAAATTTAAAACTTACATTGTAGTCCAATAAGCCTTGTAAAAATAAAGTCAATTCATTATCTGTATTTGGGTCTAGGTCGCCAGATAGTGGGTAGTTGGTAAAAGATTTCGATTTAATATTGAGATTTTTCGCTAACAAAAGCTGTTTTTCTGATTTAATTCTCTTTATTTCCGCTTTTAGTTTCTGTAAAAACTCATTATAGTCGTAATGCAATTGGCCGGATAGATGGAAAATTTCATCTATGCGACCTTGCATAGGGTATAATTCTTTTTTAAGAGCGACTGGAGATATATCATGTAATTGACCAAGCATCTCACTAAATTCGTGCCTAGCATTTGTGGTTATTACTGGAAATTTGGCCATTATACGACTAATTTCTGTCTCGGTTTCAATCAGCTGCCTTAATTGTGCGTCTTTTATTTGTATTGTCATTCGAAGCTGAATAGATCGTTAATTTTTGTTTTAGTTGTGGTAGCATCACGTAGATTCCAGTCCAATATGCCCAAAAGATTGTCAATCTTTTGATCCACGATAGTATCTTCCATTTCCGCATTGTCAAAAGGCAGCTCTTTGTACCACTCTGGCAAGTTTAGCTGATCAATAGGATAGCCCACACTTGTTAAACCCAAGGGATTATTTTTGAGCTTACAAACAATGGTCTTCATGCCATCAGTGATCTTCATGCTGTGATTATCACCATGCATTCTTCGCAAATTGTTCCAGTTCATAGCTGCTCGAACATGCCCTGGCATATTTGCTTTGCCCAGTCGTTCTTCTTCACGTGTAAATTTGGTTAAATTGTTCACACGTTTTGGTGTTCCCATTTGCCAGGCAGGAAGATCGGAAAACTTAGCCTTAAACTCCTTGATCATGTCTATTACTTGTTCGCGATCTGCACCAGTTAACACTTCCATCAATACTTTGCTTAGGAAATCCTGCACAATTTTTGGCGTATCGCTGCGTTTAAGGTCCAGTCCCATGGCTTTAGTTTTACCTTGCTCACCATTGACATCCAGTCGCTTGCCTTCTAAGTCATATATCAATACCGCATAACGTTTCTTGGTGATATATAGCCCCTTGCTAGCGATTAGTTCGCGACCACCACGTATCAGCTCACCTAAACGTCGTGGGCAGTGGAAGTTCTGTTCCATAAATGCTGGAAAGCTTTCGTTAACCTGCTCTGCTATGGCATCATAAAGTTCAACACAAGCATCTTTATTCCAGACCATGTCACCGCGTTCAACTGATTCTTTGATAACAGGCCAAATGCTAAAATACGCACTATCAGTGTCAGCGTAGATATTACTTACACCCACGTGGTTATATTCGCCAGCCACCAACTCATTGATTTTGGCGTTCATGTGTTTAACTACTTGACGACCTGTTAGCGTGGTGCTTTGTCCAATGCGGGCATCAAAGAACCTACAGCCTGGATTCAAAATGGCACCATACAAACTGTTTAGGTTAATCTTTTTTACTAGCTGGCGCTTGTCCCAAAACGCTATTTCAGCTTTATCTGTAGCATCTTTCTTTTTGGCCTGTAGTTCTTTACGTTCTGCATACCAACGCGCCAATAATCCCGGTACAATACCATCACGTTCATAACTAAAGATAGTACCATTCGCACTTAGGGTCCATTTATTGTGACTGTCAAAGATCAGTCGCCACAATTCTGCTGCGCTGTGTGTAGTGCTGTCACCAGATTCCCAGTCTACAGTAATCTCAGTACCGCGCTCCTGGTTCATTACGGCCGAATATTCCAAACTACCAAACAAGCCTTCCCATGCTGCTGCAAAATGCGCGCCGCCATCGATCTTTTCCTGAATATAGTTATCAGTCATTATGGGTCGTAATTGTCCCACAATAGTTTCTGGAGCCATGTTTAATGCGCGAATAGCCGAAGGATACAGTGAGTTAATATCTATTGCACCAATCCACTCATGCATACCCTTTTTGGGATATGCAACATACGCACCCGCAGCAGGTCTATTGTCATCTGTGGCATATTCTTTGCGGTTTGGAATAATTAAACCCTGAGCATGTGCTTCATTGATAATTGCTTGCTCAGTCAGTGCCACTGCGCTCATGGTTTTTGCCAACAACACCGTGTTTTCATGTGCCAGTTCATTACTGAGATCAATAAATCTCAGCTTCTTGTCTAGTTTAGCCAGCAACATGGTATCCTGGCGGTTATAGTCTATGAACTTTTGAAAGTCTTTGTTGTATAACTGATCCAGTGTGCCTTCATAAGCTACCTTTTTCTCACCTAGCTCATATTCCGAAATAGCATCCAAGCTATAACTATGCATTTCATGATAGGTATAGTTGCGATATAGCTGCATGTAGTCCAAATGCACACGACCAATCAAGTCAAAGGTAGTTTCTTCGTTACCAAATCGTTCAAAGGTTCGCTTGCGTGGATTTTGATCCCATAAACAGAATCGTCGTATATCGTTTTTGCTTAATACGCGCACAGTTCTGTTAACAGTGTAGGGAATATCATAGCCTTCACTGTTCCAGCCGCTCAGTATGTCAGCATCATCAATTATTTCCAAGAACGTATTAAGTAGATCCGCCTCAGACCTAAAAACCAAACAGTTTTCAAACTTGTTGGCTATTTCAGCCGCAGATTCATCACTAATATGATTGGGCGGTATGACCAGTGTGATTAACTGATCCAACCAATCCAAATACACACTGATTGCAGTGATGGGATTGAACGGATCTGTGGGCGAACTAAAGCCGCGATCCTGATCAAACGCGACTTCAATATCAAAAAACGCGGTTTGTAATTGTGGTGCTGCTGCGTTAAGATAGTTCTCACTTAGGCATCGCAATACGGGATTGATGTCACCTTCCCAAATACGATTATTGCTGTTAATGCGCAGCTCTTTATGGAACTCTTTGCTGTTACGTGTTGTGAACCTGCTTACCGGCGTGCCATAGATAGTTTGAAATTTTCCACGTGGATCATCGTAGTAGAACCTATATTCGGCAGGATATTCAGTAAATATCCTTTTGCCATCTATGCGTTCTACTACATATATACGATCTTCTTCTTTGTTTAGGTAAGCATCAACGTAACTCATTAAACAGTACGTCCCACCGTAGTAAGAATGGTTTCCAGCAATTCGTGATCTTCGGTTTCTTTGCCGAATTCGCTTTTCTTAGCAATTTTAATTGCCTTCTTTAGCACGGCAGGTTTAATTTCCATTTCTTCTGCCACTGCTTTGATAGTATCGTTTAGTCCAGCGGTCAAATCCTCGATTTCTGTAAGGACCGAAATCCCTTCATTGAAAAGCTGATTTAGTTTGGCCTTTTGTTCAGCAGTGATTACTCTGTTACTCATTATAAGTCTCCTTTGAAATTAAATTGTATATGAATGTGATGATTAAATCTAGCAATTTGAGCAAAACTAAATTACTTGATATTTATAGAGTAGTGTTTGATGGCACAGCTTCCTGCCGCCACAAGCTGTCTACGCTGCGCAAATGTTTTAATTCCGCGGTCAAATGCAGTGCCTACAATGTCACGCATAACAGCAAATTGCCCAGCAAGTTCAGTCATAAAATCATCAGGTGGTCTAGTGCAATGTGCTGCTCTGTGATAAAAAGTGCGACCACATTGAGTGAAATGCTTGGGCTCAATGCCACGTCGTTCTGCAACAAATGGTGTAATGCCACTAATCATTAAACATTGTTCCGCGGCCGCTACACATTCGGTACGTGCTAGATAGCTGTCTTCTTTGCTAGTGGTGCGAGTTAATAGATCGTAATTGTATTGTATACAGTTGGGTTTGTCAAAATTTTTGGCTAGCAATGCAACCAAATATGCGTTCACGCTGTCATTAAGATCAAGATGGGCTGATGATTCCGCTTCAATTACCAATTCTCTACAGGTCTGTAGATAGATTTGATAGTTGCTCATGATCTATTCAGGTTTATTTCCTCATCGCGCAATGCAGTGTAACGAGCTTCTAGTTCACGCAGGTCATTTGCGGCATCACTTACACCATGCCAGTCAGCTTGCTCAACCTTCATTAAAAGGTATTGAATATAAGCGTTACGCTGCTCTTTTGGGCTCATAGTTTGTTATTGATCATTGCCTTTGCATCAGTGCCAACAATCTTATCATAGTCACGCATGCTTAATGTGTTACCTGCCTTGCCCAAACTAATTAATCGTTCTGCTACATCATGCAGCTCTAAGTCAGTTTTGGCATCTTCACGTGCGTATTCCATAATTCTAATCAGTAGAGGGATATCCATTTTTACGGCATCAGTTGGGTTATTGATTTCTGATGTAGTCTTAAACAGTTCTTCTGGTAAGGCAGCTTCATCAACTAATTTGGGCGTAGCTTTACCATACGCTGGATCTTTAAGTTTTTTCATAGCAAGTGGTAAATTAGTTTTGATGATTTTAGTAGCCTTTTTAAAATTTTTGCGTTTGTCCATGGACGTGGCTGATGCCATGCGTTTACCAAAATAACTCTTTAGCGTGTCTCGGGACAGTTCATTCATCAAATCTTCGGTCACTCCCGATTGTCCTGATCCAATTAGTCTTTCAACTAATTTAAGTTGGCCATCGTATGTTTCCGCCAATCCAGACATTTCTTCATCATCATACATATCATTGCCATCATACCACCAAATTTCAATAGCGTCTGACTCTTCCTTTGTCAGCTTTCTACCTGTGGCGGAAATTTGGTTAACTAGATCAATATAGTATTTGGCTATCTTGGTGTATTTCTTTCTAATCCTGCGCCATTCTCTACTTTCTCCAAACATTTCATCCATGTCTTGAACATCACCTACTAGATCAGCGAAAACATTAAGACCTAAAATTGCGTCAAATGATTCTCCGGGACGTGTCAAATATTCAACAAGTTTCATGTTTTCCTCCATGCTTTCCTTCTTAGCTGTTTTTGCTGCATCGCGCCAAGCTTGTGCAGTGGGTGCGCCCTTAGTTCCAGGCTTGCGCATACGCTCCCCAGATCCCTGTTTGATTCTCCTGCGCTTGGCCTGTACATTGGCATACAGTCCTGGCTTAGCTTCTGCCACGTCCTTTTCGTTGGGTTTAGGTACAGGATTGCCAGCTAAATCCTTATCACCGATGTAAACTCCCTGTTCATCATGGCTTAGCGGATTCTTTTCAAACGGTTTGCCTTTACGTGCTTTACGTGCTGCTTCCACATCCTGTATGGCATCTTGCCAATAGCCTTCCGCCACACCTTGCTCTCTGGTATATTGTCTATCACCAATGGTCTCTAAAGAACCAGAAACAACTGGATTACCATGAGCATTTTTCTGAGCTTCTTCTCGCGTCTTATAAGAAGCCAATACATTGCCATCTAATTTTGATACAACATGATGTTGATACGCCGAGCCTTCCGCCACACCTTGCTCACCAACCTTCTTTTTGTACAATGGATTGGCGCTGCCTTGGTTTTTCATTTTTTTAACATCTCGGTCAAAAGGTTTATCTAAATCTTTCCAAGGAGTTTTGGAGCCTTCCGCCACACCTTTCCTTGGCTTTTCTATCCAACCACCTTGATCTATTTTGAATGCTCCTACGAGATAACCATTTGTTAGACGAGCGGCATACATATCTTCGCCGGAGTATTCTATCTGTGATCTTGGCCAAACTTTACTGATTTTCTCCTCCCATTCGCCCTGATGATCTATAAAAATTCTATTTCCAAAAACATGCCAAGTTTTACCGCATTGATGGCATTCTTTCTCACCATCACTGTAGGTTTTGATATCGGTACTGTAACAGCCCGGGCAATGTGTACTGG